GACCCCAGGTGCTATGGACACCGTGAAAGACCCTGCTGAGATTTCGAAGAAATCTGGTGGCGTCTACGCTGAGGAGCACGGTGAGAAGAAAGACCCCTACACCAAGACCGGCTTCGGCTCCACTTATGAGGAAGGCGAAGGCGATGACGGTGTTGATGAGGGTGAAGAGAGCTACGGCGAGGGCTACTCCGTTGACCATTGCGGCATGGATTACGGCATGGGCTCCATGAGCCAAGCTCGTCCCATGGGCACTCAGCAAATGTACGAGGAACTGATGTCCCTCAAGCAGAAGTATGCTGAGCTGGAGAACCGCAATCGTATGGAGAAGATGAACTTCCGTAAGATGCAAATGGCCGAAGCTATTGGCCATATGTACACAGAAGGTCGTCTGACCGACGGCATCATGCCTGAGCAAGAGCTGATCAGCTACTGCGAAGGTCTTGAGTTCGGCACTCTGGAGTTCTCCGAGGGCGAAACTGCTGCCACCAAACTGCTTACCCTGCTAAGCAAGCTTCCCCCGATGGTTTCCTTCGGCGAAGTTGCCGGCGGCACCTTCCAGTACGCCGAAGAGGACCTCGATCCTCACGCCAAGGCTCTCCGCATGGTGGAAGAGTCCGAAGGTAAGATGGACTACGTGGAAGCTCTGAAGAAGACCATGTTCCAAGGTTGAGGTAGTTATGGATCTCCTCTCTCTCGTTAGTATGGCGACAAAGCGGAGATCCGACTACTTCGCCCAGGCCAAAACTCTAGCTCGAAAATACAAAGAGCAGCCCAGTCTGGAAGAACGGATGAAGGCAGAGTCCCTTGGCCTCGTGAAGGGATTGCGAGACAAGCTGATGAAATGGGGTGAGTACGAGAGAACAATCTTGGACAAAACCCTCGTTTCCGCACTTGCCGCTTGCATTCTCGGAATCAAAGATGACAATCTCGATCGGAAGCTGGAAAAATGTTGGCCGATTATCGTCGGTGACATGATCCCGCCTCTTACAAAGTTTTTAGCAGAGACTAAAGAATATATTGACTCTGGCGTGCTGCGTCTGGGAGACCAGACAGTTGACTTCGCAGATTACAATCTGCTCGGTGCAGTGCCTGGAGCAATCGATCTCGGTGTTGAGGAGATCGAAGGCATCAACCCCGAAGAGGAAGGTGCTTTGGAAGCTTCGCAAGGCCGATCCCAAGGGAAAAGTTGGCCCTCTTTGGCCGACCGGGTATCCCGTTACTTGGCTACACCGACCTTCGCATTCTACAACTTGGGCCTGTATATGGTTGCACAAGACCAGGGGTTCAAAGAGATGCGCAGGGTGGCGAAAGCCGACAAAAAAGTGTGTGTTGACTGTAAGAACTATGGTGAGCGAGGTTGGGCCCCAGTTGGGGAACTTCCCATGCCCGGCAAAGGTTGCCGGTGTTATGACCGCTGTAGGTGTTACATTGAATACCGCTAGGGTAAAACCCATTACATTCTACTGAGTTTTAGAAACCATTCTCAGTGAAAACCATTTGAAGTCCATCTACTTTTGAGGATAAAAACATGGCTACTAATGCAGCCCCCATCTACGGAAAGCAGTACATCCGTTACGCTGAGACCTGGGAAGCTCCCACCAACGATCAAGCCGGCAATGTAGGCGTCGTTGAAGTCGGCGAACTCCGTTGCGTGAGCTACGCTACCTGGGCTGGCCCTAACTACGCTGCCCCCGGCATCTACTTCACCACCCCTCCCCTCAACATCTGCGGTGTGAACCAGGCCTACATGCCCACCGCTCTGGCCCAGCCTTACACCGCTCGCCAGCTGACCGTGGCTACTTCCGGTCTCCTGCTGGTCGAAGTGGCTCCCGGCGGCCCTGCCATCGGTCTGAACACCCCCCTGCAAATCAACACCCTGGGTCAGGCTGTTGCCTCCGGCGCCCCTGTGAGCCTGGACGGTACCACCCCCACCATCCGCGAACTCGTCAACATCGGCGGTCGCGAGCTGGCACTCGTATCCTTCGCCTGATTCCTAATTAGGCTAATACTCGGCTGGGCAGCCTTCGGGCGTAAGCCCCAGCCCTGTGTGCACACATTTGAAGACAAAGACTTCGGAGACTTCCTCCCATGATGAACCTGCAACAAACCTATGCAGGTGTAGATCCTATTCTGACTACACTTGCCCAAGGTTTCATGCTCCCGGCGACCAATATCGCCAACTTTATTGCCCCCGTAGTTGACACCCCGACCCGTGCTGGCCGGATCCTGCGCTTCGGCAAGGAGCAATTCGCCATCAACGACTTCCGTCGTGCTTATGGCACCAATATTCCTTACGTTCAAAGCCGTTACGACTCGGAGCCTTATGCTCTTGAGCAAGAAGTGGTGGCTTGGGAACTGCCGGAAGAAGTTATCGAGAACGCCGGTGAAGGCCCCGCTCAGGTTGACCTGCGTGCGATCGAAACTCGCAACGCAATGTCCCGCCTGATGAACGCCTATGAGTACACCGTATCTCAGGCTATCACCGTAACCGGTACCTACAACCCTTACGAGCTTTCGGCTGGCGCTAACACCCAGACAGGTCTGGGCTTCACCAGCTGGACCAACTTCGAAGCTTCCTACGACACCGCCGCCGGTCCTTCCGCTTGGTCCTCCCTGACCTCGAACCCTATCGAGGACGTGCTGACCCTGAAGCGTGCCGTTGCTGACCAAATCGGCATCCGCCCCAACTCGATGGTTGTTGGAACAGCTGTATTCGACCAGCTGCTGACCAACCAGGCGATCCTTGAGCGTATCAAGTACACCACCGCCGACAGCATCGACACCGACATGCTGGCCCGTTACTTCGGTCTCGAGCGCGGTCTGCGTGTGGCTGAGGGTCGTTATCTGGCCACCGATGGTAGCCTGCAGCCCGTGTTCCCTGCCAACGGCATCCTGCTGTTCTACAGCCCGAATGGTCCTTCTGACTCCGTGATGCCTGCTGGTGGCGCTAACGCTGCTACCCCGGCCTTCGCTTACACCTACCAGCTGACTGGCACCCCTGCCGTTCGTCCTGAGTACTACATCCGTGAGCGTCGTGTGGTTCGCGCTGAGATCACTGTTGAGCGCGTTGTTAACCTGGTTGGCCTCGGCGCCACCGGTCTGATCGGTTCTGGCGCAATGATCACCGACATCCTGTCCTGATTAGGAAGGAAATAAAGAGGTGTTATCATGGCTATTCTTCGCCCAATCACAAAAGCGCAGTACGAAGTAAGCTTCACTGCAATCGGTGGACCGACTCTCACAGCGGTGTTCACCCAGTTCAGCGGAATCAATGATTCCTCAGATAGCAGCACCTACGCTAACGGCACAGGCAACCGTCTGTACCACGTTGTTGGTCCTCGGACAGCAGACAATGTAACTCTGACTGCTCCGTACGATCCGACAATCTTCAAGACTCTCGAACAGTTCTGGCTTGATTACAACTGTAATCCCGTCACCATCACCATCACCCCGCGTGATTGTATCGGTGAAGGCGCTGCTCCGGCAGGTGGTCAGTACATTTGTTACGAGTGTCAGTTCACCAGCATCACGACGGCTGACGTCGATCGCGAAAGCGGCGATGTACAGACCATCGAGGTTGAATATACAGTCAACTACTGGGAAAGAACTTGATAGGTCGCTTCGATCCCACGAGACCCTCGCTCCGGCGGGGGTCTTTTTGTAGGGAGTTTATTACTTGGGTGGCAAGGGTATAATAACACCAGATGTAAATGTAGGATGCTTTCACTAGAGCACATAGACCCCAGAAATGGCGTGTTGATCTCAGGACTGGCGAACGAGTTTAACGAAGTCATAACAGATAACTCCTATAACAGTAGGAAAACTAATCGGTTTGTTCCCTACCGTGTTTGCGGGTATCCGGCTCCGGTAACATTTGGCGATGTAGGGGAGTTCCTTATCGAAGGCGAGTGGGTAGTGTGCGAGTTTGGTGGGGGCGTTTGGTGGGCAGAGAGTAACCGGATTGGCAATGCTCACGTTCAGAAACCATTCCAGGGAAAAAAACGAACTCAAGAGTGGAAAGATAACAACTCGGAACTCCATATAGAGAACTGGAAAACAAGAGATAAAACTCAAATCCAGAAC